GCGCCTTCCTTGTGAGCCTTAGCCCGCACCTCAGCCAGAAACGCGTCGGTGGCTGGGGTGCCTACCGACTTGCGAAGAATGTTATAGGCGGCCATCATGGCTCGTTCCGGCACGCCCTCGTCAGCATAGAACGCATCAAGGCATGACATCATCGCTGCCAGCTTTGGCTCTTGGTATTTCAGCGTCTCATTCTCCGCGGCCAGCGCCGAAAACTTCTCGTGTGCCAACTTAACAACTGCATCAGCCTGCTTAAGTGACTCCATTGCTTTATCGTTATCCACCGTTAACACCGCGTATTTAGCCTCAAGCTCCGCATAATCACTATGACGCACCATATCAGTACAGAATGATTCTCCTGTTATTGGTGGTGATAACTGGTCACTGACAATCGTGTATATTTTCACTTCTTTCATTTCTTCCCACTCCGAAACATTGCATTCAGATATTTGTTTTCATTCACTGATGGAAAACTCTTTCTCGCCAGCATTTCTTCGCGTGGAATATCGTTAATGGGCTTGAAGCGGTGTCGAATAATCATTTCCGATGGAAGGATTCCGGGGTCGTAGGACAAACCTCTCATGATGAATTCCTCAGTTATTGCTGATAGCGCCGTAACGCGAACGGTAATTTTTAAGGCGCTGGTCTATTTCAATGAATTGGGTGTAAGTGGCTTTGCGGAATGGCCGGATGGATGTCTGGTAAATTCGTTCGCGCTCTTCTTTCTCTGCAAGCCATATACAATGGCGAAATTCCTTTTCCTCTTTCGTTTCCTGCGGTAGCGACATTATCAGGTCGTAGTTTTTTCTGAATTTATCCAGCACCTCCGAGACGGAATTGCCGGAACAGCGGCGCGGGTCATTCGCACCATACATAGGCGCTGGCATGTTTTCACCTGGTGATTATTTAGCTAACTTTTTCCAGATTGCTGAAACGTATTTGGCTTGGTGAATGGCATCATCAAGCGCGTTGTGTCGAGTTCCTTCGAATGGCATATCTCGTTTAGGGTCGAACACAATTGCCTTTCCAAGCTCGACGATGGTTCTGACGTCGCGGTCATTCCACCACTGCCAGGGCGCTTGGTGCCCGGCCAGAGCATAACTATTTCGTAGAATCACACAGTCAAATGATGCGCCATTTCCCCAAACCTGAGCGAATTTAGGGTTGGCGTGCTTTGCGATAAAGTCTGATAACCATGAAAGAGCCGTTGAAAGCTCTTGAGTGTCATTGGTTAGCGATTTTCTGGCATCTTCTCCCTGTTCCATCCACCATAAAATGGTTGAAGCATCAGGACGCGCCCGGTATCGCATTGATGACTCGAGCGAGATATTAACCGAGAAGTCTTCTCCTGTTTCTCCAGTTTTCAGATCAAAGAATACTGCCCCAATCGAAATAACGGGCGCGTATGGCCCGTTGCCCATTGTTTCAAGGTCAACCATTAAATGATTCATGTAAGTCCTTAAATTGCGTGAATAGCGTGACGAGGGAAGGGGAGAGTTACTGGTGCCTCGTCCGGATAGATTGGTTTGTTATGTTTATGCCATTCGACATGACAGGATTTGCATAGCCACATCACATCGGTAGGCTTACCGTAGTCGCAGTGGTGAGCCTGAGGTTTACATTCGGATCCGCAGCACTCGCACCGTGATGGTCGAGTTAGCTTCCCATCGCGCAAAAAATTGCCCACGATTATGTGGGCTTTTCTTTTCCATGGGTTGCGCTTAATAAACCGCTTTTTGGCTGCGTTACATCGTTCTCTACCGCGATCTGAGGATTGATAATCCCTCCTGGCCGATACTCGATGTGGCAATCCCGCGCGCTCTTTGTCGTACTCAGCAAGGCAAACACGGCATGCGGCAGTTAATCCATCATTGGATGCTCTTCTTATTTGAAAGTCCCTTTCTTCCTTCTGCTGATTGCATCTGGAACAGGTCTTCATGCTTACTCCTAAAAAGGAATGTCTGAGTCATCAAAGTTCATCGGCGGTTCGCTGTGTTGGGGCGCTGATTGCTGATGTTTCCGCGGCTGCTTACTGGCTGCTTGCTGTTTGCTGTCACCAGTGCCGCCTAGCATCTGCATCACGCCATTAATGCCAACGTGGACTTCCGTGGTGTAGCGGTCTTGGCCTGACTGGTCTTGCCATTTCCGAGTGCGTAGCATCCCTTCGAAGTAAACCTGATCGCCTTTTTTGACATACTGACTTACTACCTCAGCAAGCTTTCCGACAACCGCTACGCGATGCCATTCAGTTAGCTCCTTTTGTTCGCCAGTCTGTTTATCTCGCCACTGCTCTGATGTAGCGACTGTCAGGTTAGCGAACGCCGTCCCTGATGGTGAATAACGAACCTCCGGGTCTTGTCCGACCCGGCCTAAGATGATCACCTTATTTACGCCTCTACTAGCCATTTATGCCGCCTGTTTTAGTTCGTTAACTCTGATGTTCATTACCTGAACGCATTTTGTCTGCGCATCATCGTGACCAGCCAATAATTGCCAGTCATGCTGATATCTCTCAATTAGCTTTTTCTTGTCAGTTTCTGTTGCTGCATAATCTCTGAAGTCTTTCAGGATTTGTTCGCAGTCAAACGATGGTGATTTCTGGTTGGTATTTTCTGGTGATGGTTGATTGCCTGATGCTGGCATGGCCCAGTCCGGCAGCGATGGAGGGAGCCAGTAAAATCCTGTTCCATCCTTCAGTTTTGCCCTGTGCCATCCCTGCTTTTTATCGAGTGATGTTTGTGCGAAACCTTCCTCAAGGTTATACAGATACCGACCGATTCCCCACTGAACGGCAGCGCGCTTCATTGCACCGGAACGACCACCTTTGACGGCTTCTACCTGCGTGTTTTCAGCAGCATCCCATTTGGTGACCCATTCGGAATCAATCTTGATTGATATTCCGCATTCAACGCCGCCGTTGTTGGGAATATCGCGGTATTCATTGCGCCATCCTGCTTTGCCGCAAACATCGTCAAGGCGTTTCATGATTGCCCTGTTCGTGACATAAGCCAGCACCATAGCCCACACTTTGCCATCGCGTGTTTTACCGCTTTGCTGTATTCGCCATTCGATATCTTCAGGACTGAATGGGTCGTCGAATTTATTCAAATCCATAATTCACCTCAGAATGGTAATTCGGAAGGATTAGCCAGAAATTCACCTTTGTTTATTCGCTCGTTTTTGGCTAATGAAAGGCAATTTCGTTTCATCGATTTATTACCTGACTTGCGCCAGTACATTGCCTCTGTCAGGTGATACTGACGTTTTAACCTGCTCAACTCCGGTGTCCTTGCTAAATCCACTGGTATCATTTCAACCTCCATTCGCGAAAGGCTTCTACAGCTTCGCGATACATTATTTTGTCACCAAGATAAACAGCAATTGCGAATTTAGACTGAATAGCCATAAGTGATTTATCCATTACACGGCACTCCTGGTTGATTCAGGATATCGACCAGACGTTTCCATCCGGCCCGTAATTTTCTGGTGATACGCTCTAAAAGTGATTCATTAAGGTGTGCGATACCCATGACGGCACCGCCCGCGATAGCAAATGTCATCGTGGGATTCTCCATTTTTATTTATTGGCATAGCGAAAACGCCTCGATATGAAGCGCTGTGGATATGCGATAAAAAAGCCGCCCTGACTGCGAGCGGCAAATAACATCAAGGGATGATTTTTCGATTAACCAGAACGAGTCGTCGTCCTCGCTTGGTTACGAGCGATATTGCTCCGTGTATTCACTCACTGGAATGAATACACAGTGCTTATTCGCTTTCTATCTCTTCAAACCCCCAATCCATTCTTTCCCATGCAACATCCTTCATAATTTCATCCTTATCCCCTTCACTGTATGAGTCCCATTCATCATCAGAGATACCAAGATCCTCTTCAATGTCAATTTCCTGCTTATAGCAGGAATGAATATTTGCGCCTGAATCTAGCCAAACTTTAAATTTTCTGCCCATTTAAAATTTCTCATCATAGTTATGCGATATTGCTCACATAGCAGACTGCGCAATCTGCTATAGGTGCATCACTAACACGCTACAAACTCACCATCTTCATTCAGTTGATACCATGTATTCGGCATAATACCGTTCTCGCCAACTTTGCTTGCGCGGATGTGAATCAGTTCGCCATCTTCATCGCGATAACAGAGGACGATTGCACCGCCTTCTGATGCGCGAGCTTTTCCTTCAATGCCGAACGCCGCTGCTACGGATTGTGATCCAGAAACTTCTGCCGCTGACCAGTTGCCA